CAGAATGATACTCTATGTCACCGCAGACTATAAGACGATACTCAAGAACGCAGAGGGTATTCAGAGAACGCTCGACATCAAGAGCGGCGGCGGTATCGATAGACGTATCCATTCCGTTGACGATATCGGCAATATCGTTACAGTTCCCTCAGCTCGTTTCAAGACCGTGTACGACTTCACGGACGGCTGCAAGCCCGGTGTCGGAGCTAAGCAGATAAACTACATTCTCATTGACCCCGAATGCCAGGTGTCAAGAGATAAGTACGCATATATACATCTGTTTGCTCCCGGCTCTGACAGCAGAACGGCAGACAACTATCTGTATCAGAACCGCAAGTACAACGGTACATTTGCGATAGATCACCTGTTTATTGATGGCTGTATCATGAATGTATCTGCTCTGACGCAGACATTTGCAGGTAACGGCACGACAACTGCATTCACAGTGACCGACAAGCCCGAAAAGCTCATCGGCGTAACTGTGGACGGTACAGCGACAACAGACTACAGCTATGACAAGTCATCGGGCGTGATAACATTCAATACCGCTCCCGGCAACGCAAAGGCTATAGTCGTAACATACTAAGGAGGTAACTATGGTAGCAGTAAAGGCAAACAAGCAGTATACTATCACGGAAGCCGAGAAGAAGTCATATCTTGCACAGGGGTATGACATAATCGGCGATAACGGGGCTGTGGAGCATTCTCCGCAGGCTACCGTGCCGTATGCCGAATATGAAAAGGCTCAGGCGGAGATAGCAAAGCTCCGTGATGAGCTTGCTCAGGTAAGGGCGGCAAAGACAAAAAAGGGTGAGGCTTAATGTACCTCACTTTTGCGGAATTTCAGACCTTATGCCCCGACAGCTCAATAACCGAACAGCAGTACAACGCTCTTGAAAACAGGGCGGAGAGCGACATCGACACACTGACCTTCAACCGCATAACAGCTATAGGATTCGACAATCTGACAGTGTTTCAGCAGGATAAGGTAAGGCTGGCACTGTCACAGCAGACAGCATTTGTTTTTGACAATGCCGAGCTGCTTGACAGTCCGCTCAGTTCCTATAGTATCAGCGGTGTATCAATGTCCTTTGACAGCTCGAAGGTTATAAATTACTGCGGTGTCACTACAACACGGCAGGTTTATAACACGCTGTTGCAGACAGGCCTTTGCTACAGGGGGTTATAATGAAATATCCGAAACTTGTACCCGAAAGGGTTTGTACAACGCCTTGTACCGTGTATCGTACAGACGGACTTAACCGTGACGGCTCAAAGAAACAGACGGTCATATTTGAGGGTAAATGCTTCCATTCGGAAAAAGCACGGCAGAAATTATCCGCAGAAAAACAGCTTATAACGCTGTCTGGCGAGGCTCTTTTCTGCGGTGATATTGCCCCGGACAGCCCGATAGTTGACGGAGCTGTGGAGATAGGCGGCAGAGAGTACAAGATATACGGCTCGGAAAAGGCTAAAAACCCCGACGGGACGGTAAATTACACAAGACTGGAGCTGATATAGTGATAAAAGTAACCGTAAAGCTCGACAAGGCTGCTATAGCAAATCTGGAAGCGGCGGCGTTAAAAAGCGCTGAGGTAGCAATGGAACAGGTACATACCGACCTTGTAAGCTCACAGACAATGCCGTTTGACACGGGCGATATGCAGAACAATCAGACTTTCGTTGCAACAACTCAGAATGGAGCAACTATAGTCACCGGTTCTCCTCAGGCAAGGCGGCTGTATTATCACCCTGAATATCACTTCCAGCAGGGCAAGAACGCAAACGCAGGGGCAGGGTGGTTTGAACCTTATGTAAGCGGGGAAAAGAAAGACCTTGCCCGTGATGCGTTTATATATGATTTCAAGAGGAGAACAGGCGTATGACGTTACTTGAAACAGCCGATATGCTTGCTGATGTTCTCGGCATAGAGAATGTATACGCAGGCTGTATAAACGCAAATCAGGATAAGTGTATCGGCGTGTATGCGTCAAGAAACACCTATCCTAAGAAAATCAGCATAGGCGGAAAGCCATGCACGAAAACACACGAAAAGCACATCAGCGTACTGATACACTGGACGGACAATCCGACAACAGCCGAGAGTGCGGCAAACGAAATACTTGATAAGCTGACCGATGTACACGGCTATACTGCCGGGGGGCACACGGTCGGCTTTTTGAGTTGCAGTGAGGCGCATAACGCAGGCAGAGATGAAAGAGGTATCTGCGAGTACGTTATTGATGTGACGGTTTATTACGAAAGGAGTAATTAACAATGGCTAACAAAACAGGAGTATATCCCGTATATGAAAATCAGTTCAAGATTGACAAGACAGGCGGAACAGGTGCGACAGCCGAGAATCTTGTAACTATTGCCGATATGGAGAGCTTTTCGGTATCTATCGACGGCAACGTTGAAGAATGGAAGCCGTTCGATCAGGAAGGCTGGACAAGAAGACTTGTAACAGGTAAGGCACTGACCGTCAGCGTATCCGGCAAGAGAAACATCGGTGACGCAGGCAACGATTATGTTGCCGGACTTGCACTCAAAACAGGCGCAGACAGCCACACAACTGTAGTGTGGACGTTCCCCAGCGGCGCAACGCTGACAATACCGTGCGTTATAAACGTGACGGAGTGGGAATCGGGCGATTCCACAGCGGTAGCACCTCTTGCGTTTGACATCATGTCGGACGGCAAGCCCACATTTACAGACGCAAAGTAAGGAGATAAATACAATGGCTAAGATGTACACACTTGATGAAAAGCTACTCGTAGGCGTTCCCGAAATACGCATCGGAGAAAAGGTCTACAAGGTAGACGATCGTGAAAAGACGGTCAAGAAGGTAATGGCACTTTACAATAACGGCGATAAGAAGGACATTGAAAAGATTGACGAGATGTTCAAGCTGGCGTTCGAGCCTGCCGCCGCTAAGGAGATAAGCGAAATGAATATGCCATGGGCGGCATATCAGAAGCTGTCCGAGATAGTAATATCCGCCATGACGGGACAGGAAGATACCGAGCGATTTCACGAGTAATGAAGTCTGGTACGACATCGAGTATGACCGTGAGCTGATACGGCAGTCGATAGCAAAACAGTATCACATACTGCCGTCCGAGCAGGACAATCTGCACTATTCTGACTGGCTGAGCCTTGTATCCGGCATTATGAATGATACTCCGCTCGGTCAGACAGTGCGGATACGAAGCGAGGATAACAAGGAGATGCTAAAACACTTTTCGCCGTATGAAAACCGCATACGGCGGGAGTGGGCGGCATTCAGAGCAAAGAAACAGCTTGCGGAGAAAACTCCAAAACAGATACAGAGCGATATAACGGCTCTTGAAATGATGATAAAAAAGGCATTCGGGGGAGGTGAGTAAATGGCTGACGGAAACGGTGCGTCAGTAGGCACTATCAGCCTGTCGCTGATAATAGACGCAGAGCTTGACAAACAGCTTTCGGCTTTACAGAAAAGCATACAGTCGCAGTGGGATAAGGTTGGTGAAACCGCTGAAAAGGCACTTACCGACAGTGTGTCAAAAGCCGCCGATAAGGCTGTAAAGCCTGTTGAGGAAGTCGGCAAGGCTGTAGAAAAGACCGTGACGCAGAGCGTTGAAAAGGCTGTGCAGAAGGTCGAAAAGCCTGCCGAAGAGGTAGGAAAGACGCTTGAAAGCTCTATATCCGAAAGTGCCGAAAAGGCTTCCGAAACTCTGGAAAAGGCGCTTGTCGAGCCTGTAAAGGAAGCGGAAAAGGAAGCAGAAAGCCTTGGCAAAACGATAAATAACAAGTACGAGTTCGGACCCGGTTATAGCAAAGAAGCTATGGATTTCGTGAACAACTATCAGCCGAAAAGCGATAAGAAGAAGTCCAAAGAAAAAGAGGAGCTCCCCGAAATTGATGTCGGCAATTTTGAAATTCCTTCCGAACCTATCGACCGTCTGAACAAAAGTCTTGAGCTGACTAACGAAAAGATAGAGCTTGCACAGGAGAAGTGGAAACAGCTTAACAGAGAAATGGCGGCAATGTCTGATAAAGACATGGCAGGCGAAAAGGGCAATGCCGTAATAGAAAAAATAAACGCCGTTGAAACAAGTATGCTGAAACTGCAGCAACAGTCCGAAGCTACTAAAGCCAAGATAGATAAGGCAATGCAGGCGGATGCAGAAGCCAAAAAGCTGGCTGAAGCCGCACGGCAGGCTGCCGAAGCGGTAAACAAGATACCTGAAAGCACAAACAACATAAATCTGCAATCGTTACCTGTCATAGCGATGCTGATAGACAAAATGCTGCAGGTTAAAACAGCGGTAACAGAGGCTGCTGCATCAAACGAAAAAGTGCAGAGTGCGGTAGAAAAAACTACCGCCGTACTGGATTCGGGCTGTAAAAAGATTGAGCAGGTGCTGGAAACGGCCGATAAGGCGGCAAGCAAGATAATACAGCCTGTTTCAAAGGTGAAAAACACGTTGAAAACGGTAGGCACGGCGGTAAATAACTCGGTCATTGCTCCTGTGAAAAAACTGGCTTCCTCTTTTGCAAGCCATTTCAAAAGAGCAGAAAAACCTGTTGATAACCTTGAAAAGTCGGTCAAAAAAGTAGGTGCTTCTGCTGAAAAATCGCTCGGCAAAGCAAAAACTTCTGCCGGTGGATTCGGCAAGACAATAGGCGGACTTGGTAAAAGTGTCAAATCCGCACTTAAATCTACGTTTCTTATGGCAGGGCTTTATGCGGCGTTTCGTGGCATAAAGTCGGTAATGTCGGACGCTATCGGTGCAAACGAGGAGTTCGGCAACAGTGTAAAGCAAATAAAAGGCAATCTTCAGGTTGCGTTTACGCCTATAGTAAACGCTATCATGCCGGCGCTTAATACATTGGCATCCGGACTTGCCACAGCAACCAAAGCTATAGCGAGCTTTATTTCGGGGCTGTTCGGCACAACGTATAA